GTATCGCCTGGGAGCATCTCATCCACGAATATCGGGATGAGATAATCGAAATCGAAGGTGTCTTTCAAAGCAAAAGATCGATCGAATTGAGAACGCGCCATTTTTACATCTGGCGTTTTTGCAAAATCATGCTGCGAGTGCCTATTGCCTAGGGACATTGTCTCTCCGTTGTTAGAGTTTCAGATAATCCTGAAGCTCTTTAAATTTTTTTTCTTTAATTAATCGTCGAACTTGATTCCGGGTAAGGGGAGTTGATGCTCCAAGGGGTCGTTTATTGTAAACGTCCCACCATTCTTGCTCTTCGGATTTGCACCGAGATTCTGCATCGAGGGATCTTTGGATTTTGATTCTGCTGATGTAACATAACCAGTCAGCGGGTCGCTCTTTTTTGAGCCATTTTTCATAATAGCGTGGGATAGGCACTTTTTCGCCGTGATCAAGCATGAGATCACCTTGCAGGAAGACATCTTTCCAATTTTTTTCGAGCCATCGTTTCCCGATGGCGTATTTAGAGGATTTCTTAGAAATAGGGTGAAATTCATGTTCATCGTCCTTTCCGTGAACTAATTTTTTTGCGGCGTAGCGGGCACAGTAGCCGGCCGTCTCTTTGTTAACTGGTCCGTATTCGGCGTTTCCTTTTCCCCAGAGTCGATCGATGGTTGCCGAAGTTTGAACGACATCTCCAGATTCGTGGGTATACTTGAACACGCCGTCGTTAGGTTCATAATTAAATATAATAATGTGCCAGTGCGGGCGTTTTTGTTTTTCACCATATTCTCCTGTTATGAAGAACCCCATAGGTTCGGGGTCTTCGGATTGATGGACCCATTGTCCATCTTTAAAATATGGTCTTTTGCGCAGTTTCTTTATGAAGTTTTGTACGTGCTCATATATGAGCTTTGGAGATTCGAGAGACGCATCATTGTAAGTCAATGTAAGAAATATATTTTTCTCGTAGGTTGATGCTTCGTGAACACAACGGATTGCCCATTCACGGGCATAGCCTAAGCGGCATTCGAGGCATTTGCCGCAGGGTAATTGAAAAGAAGCAAGCTCTTTGTTATATTCTTTTTGAGACCAGGATATGGTCTTACCGTCAGGTTTGAAACCGACGGTTCTAGGGGATGTGCAGGGCACCTTGCATGTCCTCTTTTTTTATTTTTCCAACAAAGCAAAAAAGAGCTGAACTATAATCCGATCGCCTTTTTTTCTGTTGTATGGATTTTTAAAATAATTTTTATCAAAAGGCCATTTTATAATCTGATGCCGCCGCGATATTTGCGTGGATTCAGAGTGTTCATTTTGTGGACTCCAGATGAGCTCTTGAAGGACCTTCGGGAGTGTTGTTTGGACATCGGTTTACGTTTCACATTGCACCTCGTTAGGTAGGGTACGTGTCAGTGGGCCTAATTACAACAAGGAGTCGTAATTAGGCCAGGTGTGTTAACGGTTCTGGACGTTAACTGCTTTTTGAATATGCTGCGGTGTAGTAAGACTTTCGACCAAACCTGTTTGGTCGTCGTAGGTTCCGCAGAAGTAGAGGTCATAGTCCTCTGGATATTTATGAACCATCGAGGTTGGTTCTTTTGTCAGTTCGGTGAAGTCGCGTTCCGCTTCACCGTGAGTTTTTTTGTAGAACGGTGGGTTAAACGCTTCTGCCTTCGCATCGCGTATAGAGTACATTTTTAGTTGCATTTTGCACCTTTGTTGTTTTTCAGGCACCGCTGCCTGAGTTATCGGTTCCTGAAGTTGTAGCCTTCAGGCTTATTGTAAAGGTGTTGTTTGTTTTTATTTTTTTGGTGAGCCCGGGGGAAGGGCTCTCAGTCGGCGTTCCGCCTAAGTCGATCTACAAGTTAGCAAGCTAACGTGTGATCTCCGGGGATTAAGATTGCCTCACCACTCCGTGGTTTGCCTATGGCGGCAAGGATTGCGTGGCATCGTGCCACGCGGAGGAAGATCTGGCGGCTATTGGTGGCCGCCAGAGGAGAGGGAGAAGAGAAGAGGGTACGGGGACCGGGGAAGGGGAAGGGGATTCGGCGCCTTACGGCGCCGTGCTCACGAATAGAGTACTATTCGTCGAGCTTTTTTGAGGATTTGGATTTAGGAGCAGCGCCTGCTTTATCGTCGTTTAATTCGTCGTTTGCGCTGGGCGCTGCTTTGGGTCTCGGATTGAGAATTCCGAGGGATACTCCTTCGTCGTAGTTATTAGGATTTTGGACAAAGTCCAAGAGTTGAGAGGGATCGTTACCGAAACGGTAACGTAAGTGGGCTGGCAGAGATGAGAAGGCATCCTGCGCTGACATTACGGTATCGAGCATTTCTCGATATTCCGTAATGTTAGAGAAGTCGGCATACTTGCCTCCTGGGCGCGTTAGCGCTTGGAAAGCTACCGGGTCGTGCCCGTGCTTTCTGAGGATGTTATTTATGTCGCATTCATCTTTGAATTGCTGTTGGGTCATGGTTGGTTCCGAATTCACAGTTTGAATTCGGAGAGAGCCGTTGGCTCTTACTGACACGTTACGGTTTTGCATCCTGTTTTTCAATTTTGCCTCCAGGGATTAGTAATCATTTGTTTGTTTTCTTTGGGAACTTTTGGGGCAGAAGATTTTCCCATTCCTTCGATTTTGTCGAGAATGGGAGTCACGAGCTTGTAAGCTCGTGTTTTGATATCGGCTTCCGGAATGCCTTTTGAGGCTACCTTTGCGTCGATATCAGTTTTATGTCTTTGAGAGTCAACAAGGCGACCTTGTTTATCCATGAGACCAATTTCCTTTTCTTGTTTTTTCTTTTGTAACGAAAAGGCAACGAGGTCTCGGGCCGCGGAGGAAAGACCGCCCATCACGTTTTCCATGTTGGCGGTGTGTGTTCCTCCAGCGGCGCCGCTTGGAGTAGCGGCACCTGCGTTGACGGATAAGATGGGATTGAGTCCCGCGTTTCGGAGATCAGTAACCTCACGCGCATGGGACGTATTCGCCATTCGTTCTTGGAAAGCCATTTGCTCGCGAGCATTGGATTGGGACATAGCATTCGCATTCGATGCTATTTCCTTATTGGCGTCATTTGCGGACTGCTGTCCGAAAATAGTGCCAATTGCTCCGGCAAGGCCTTCGCCTAATCCATCGAAGAAACCCATTAGAAACGTCCAAGGGTTACAGGGATAGAGTAAGTCATCATCGGTCGCGCATGTTTATAATTAAACCATGCATCGAACAGAAGATGAGGAGCACCCGTCACGGCAATTGCTCGGTCAATCGGCGTGTTTTGCGGGATGTAGGTGGAGTTGAGAGCTGGCACAGAACTGAATTCTTCTGCCATATGCCAGAAGTCGAGTGAAGTTGCGTAGGTCGATCGGAACTCTCCGTGGATTTCGGATGGTTTATATCGGTACTCGGCATATCGTTCTTGGTATCCGAAAACACCGGTATCAGTGCCGCCAGCTCCGGCAAGATAAATTTCTTGGTTGAGGATTGTTTGTTCACCGAGTTCTTGGAGTTTAGGCCAAAAGAAGTCATATCGAGTTGATCGGGACCAGAGCTTGTTAAGGCCTTGCTGGTACGTAATATCAGCGCGAGCACAGGCCAACCCGATAACGTATCCGTGTTCCACGAAAGACTTCGTAAAGCCGATTCCGCTTCCTGAACTAGTTGCGAATGCAGCGAGTTGGGCCTGAGCATCTGTTCCAGCAGTTGGTGCTGTTTGTGCGACAGGATGACTATTGATTTTTTGAGAGCCGCCTCCAAGATATTCAGGTCGTTGTAGGCGGAAATCAGGGACCGTGACGTTAAAATGATTTTGGATGATTTCTGTGAGTCGTGTGCCACCGCGTGCGTCCAGTTCTAGCAAGCCTTGTACCTGCATTGCTTGTCGTAATTGGTTTATCGTTGCTGCTGTTGCGTTTGTGAGATCGGCCTCAAGGCCAGTTTCATTACCCCATACAAGTGTTTGCCAAGAACCAGAAGAGATCCCGGTAGGATACATACGAGCGTTGACGTTTAATGTCGCACCCAGTTGGGCATCTGTAGCGCCTGCGCCGGTCATGGTTGGAATATTGCCGGAGGATACTACCGGCGCTATGGTACCGAGCGGGAGGCTCACAGCGGTGCCCTTCTGAGGCCATGGAAGGGCACTGGCGAAGTAATCGTGTTTGCGGTTCCGTTTTAGAAGAGTGTAGTCAGCTATTTGATCAGGACCATTGTCCTTATTGACTACCACGGAGTTCTGAAGGGCTTCTGATCTAAACCATTCGTTCCAGATCAGGTTATATGCGCGGAGCGGCAAAGTATTGCCTAAAGTCCAAGCACCGGCAACGTCAGTTGGTAGACCAAATTTATCGTAAATGGTTCCGACTTCGGGTCCACCGGCAGGGAATTGATCAAGAGCCGGTAAGATATACGAAATCGAATCGCCCGGATTATCTTGCTCGCCCATCATTTTTCGCCAGTTATCCCAAACAAGGCGATTAGGGACGAAGAAGAAAAAGTAATCGATCATCATGTTATCCATGATCGGAACTTTTTGCGTTGCAAGACGAGCGAACGTTTGCATTGTAAGATTCGCCGTATCGCCTGGGAGCATCTCATCCACGAATATCGGGATGAGATAATCGAAATCGA